TACCACCATCTATCTCTAATGCTGCTAAATCTACTTTACCTGCTGTACTAATTGTAGATAATTTACTATCGCCAATACTTCCAGCTAATTTTGATGCTGCAATAGATCCAGCTAGCATACCATTCGTTACTGTACCTGTATCACCACTAGCAATTAATGTACCTGTTGCAGTAGGTAGAGTTAATACAGCTGAACTACCTGCTGAATGTGGTGCTGCTTGTAGTGTTTGTGCATGAGCATTTGAAGACTCACAATAAAATAATACTTTAGCTACATTACCAGTTCCTGTTCTAATATCTATTAATCCATCTGATACTGATACACCACCAGAACTACCATCACCATCCATGATAACTTTACCAGTTCCATTAGGTAATAAATCTATATTAGCATTTGATGTAGTAACAATATCTGCACCATTCATATCAAGATTACCACCTAATTGAGGTGTAGTATCTTCAACTACATTTGATATTGCACTTGATGTAGCAAGTCCTGCTACTACTGCTGATCTTGCAATTTTTTTAAGACCACCACCTGAAGTATCTACTGCTAAGAATACATCATCATTAGCAACTGTAGATATTTCTGATAATGAACCTACTGCTACTGAATTAAAGTTTGTACCATCTGCGATTAATAAATTACCTGCAGTGTTTGTACCCATGGTAATATCATCACCAGATACTGTAAGATCTCCTGTAATACTTAAATTTCTAAATCCAGATATATCTTTATTTGCATCTGCTATAACTGCTAAAGATGCAGATACAGTTCCTGCAGTAATACCATCTAATAAATTTAATTCTGCTGCTGTTGATGTTACACCATCAAGTATATTTAATTCTGCAGCTGTTGATGTTACTCCATCTAGTATGTTAAGCTCTGCTGCTGTAGCTGTCACACCATCTAATATATTAAGTTCTGCTGCAGTTGCTGTTATAGCTGTGCCATTAAAATTAATAGCATCAACATGTGCAGTACCATCTACATATAAATCTTTAAACTCAAGAGAGGAAGTTCCTAAGTCTATATCATTATCTGTAATAGGTACAATAGCACCATCTTGTATTCTTATCTGTTGTACTGCTGCTGAAGATACTTCAACATAAAATTCTAAATGATTATTTGTTGTATCAACAAGTATTTTGTTTAAAGCATCTGCATCTCTAAGAGTAGTTACAGGGCCACCATCACCTGCAGTGCCATCATGTGTATGACCTGTAGATGCATTAAATGCGGCTAATAACTGGTTAAACTCATCATTAGAATGAGCAGCCGTTATAGTATCGCCTGATGTATATGTTGCTTGTCGTGCTGAATAGCCTGCCATTATCTTCTTCCTCCTGGGGTAAATTCTAGTTGAAATCCTTTTATTGAAAAAGCATCTGAACTACTTTGATCATCAATTTTTAATGCAACTGCAAATCCAGATCCCTCTACTGATTGTCTAATCAAAGGTATACCTGATGCATTATATGTTGCGTTATTGTATTGGGCAACTCCATAAACTGCTGCACCTCCACCTGATGTTATTGATATTTTTTCTGGTTGAGGGGTGTTTTGATCATCGTAATCATATCTAACTGCTAGATCTGCTGATACAGTTGTACCTTCTCCCTCATAGTTTAAATTAACTCTTTGCATATATTTTCTAACACCTGGATCACCCATAACCATATCTGGTGATCTAAATACTGCTAATATAGTTTCATTAGTAGATCCATTAGCAAATGTATTTCCAGTTTCCATTTTATAAATAAAACCATCAAAACCACCAAATACTTGTGTTTCAACACCGCTAATAAAATCTGAATCCGCACATGAAGGTTTAATACCTATCATATCTGAATATTCAAAACCAATACTACCTGTATTAGGATTAGTTTTTAATACTCCTATAATTCCTTTTGCTGAACCTTGTGGGCCAGCAGTAGTAGGATAGAATAATCTGTATTGTGATTTATCTCTAATAACTAAAGACGATATTCTATTTAATCCTATATCATCAATTCTAGATTGTATCTGTCTAGATATAGATCCTAGTTCAACGTCACCAATTCTAGCTGTACCAGCAATAGTTCTTAAACCATCTGGTGCTAAAAATATAACATCACCACCAATCTCTTGAATACTGCCACCATCTCTACATCCAATATTTCTTGTAACTTCTTGTACTGCAAAATTACTAGATGTTGTACCTGTTAATTTATATATTCTATCTTCACAAAATACAATTAATTCATTTCTAAATACTTTTAATCCAACAACAGCAGAGTCAACTTTAAATGATCCTGCACCACTAGCAGTTGTAAAATTATCTTCTGCAAATGGTACGCTAAATATAACTTCTTGAGAATTAGTACCACCAGCATAAAACATATGGTTTTGAAATGCTTTTACAAACTTAGGATTACTTGGAGCTGTACCACCACCTGTTGCATTTACAACATCAACTGCAAAACTAGAATTAATTATTTGTGCAGGTGAATGTCCTGTTGCAATAATAATTTTATCTGTTCCATCAAAATTAAATTTTTCAAAATCATATGCTCTAGTTGATGTACCTAAACCAGTTGTTAATGTTGTAAAACTACCAGAAGTTGTACCTCTATGTATATCCCCACCTCTTGCAACAATAACCTGCCCATTAAATACTATCGAACAATCTATTACTTTACTAGTATTACTAGATCCTTCTGGTACTATAGTAGTATTAAATAATGCTGTACCACCAACTCTTCTATATCCACCTTTTATATCAGGCTCAAAATTCTGTAGTATAAGAGCTTCACCAGGAGACATTGAAAATACATCTTTATTCAATGTTAAACCCCCAGCACAACTTACTACAAAAGGTGATATTAAATCAGTAGTTGGCATCTTTATCTTTTTCTCTCTTTATAGATAAATTCTGTAATCGTTCTGTCTCTTTATTTGTTAGTGGCCCAAAAAGATCTGACTTAGATTCTTTTGTTTTTAATAATTCAAAATCTTTTTTTTCTTTTTTTAGTAAGTTACTATCATCTTGATTATTTAAACCATTATTCATCATTCTAACAGCTTTCTTTTCAGCATATCTCATGTTATCTTCTGGTTCTTGCATCTTCTTGTCTTTAAATTCCATAACCATTATGATACTCTGCCTCCTATATTTGTAGCAATACTTTCACCTATCGTATCAGTTCTCATGTAATCATTTTTAGTAGCATAATCTACTTTTAATAATCTGAGTTTTCTTTGAAAATCTCTATCTGCTAATTGTGCATGTTGTGGATCTGATCTTAACATATAAGTATAATATTTAGCTCTATCTACAATTAATGTTGAAAATCTATCAGGTAAACTCATAGTATCACCATGTGCTGATAAATCTGTATGCGTAGTATAGTAATCATAATGAACTACATACTCATTTGTATTTGGTCTTGGACTTACACCAAATGCAGAATGATCTGGTAAAATATATACTCTTAATGGGTCAGAATAATTACCACTATTATTTGTATCATCAGTTACTTTATAGATTTGTAAAAAATTATCATATGATACATATACTAATTTTCTAAGTGGTATATCACTTCTTGATATTCTTACATAATCAACATCTAATTGTACACCATCTGACTCTACATAAATATAAGATGTTTGTGCTGTAGCTGTAAATGTAGTATTTAGTATAGCACCTTCTCTAAAATTAGTTACAGCTTTTGTAGTATTTAAATTTTGTGTTCCACCTGCAGATGTACCAACTCTAACAATTAAACCACTTGTTGAACTGTTTGGGCTTAATACTCTAATTTGTAATTTGTAAGTTTTATTTACTGTAGTGCTAATAGCTTGATATGCCGCTGCATCATTTAAATTTAATCTACCATTACCGCTAGATGTATGTGATGGTGATCCATCTCCAGTTGTCCAACTACTTATATTAGATTCAAACTCACCATTAGTAACTAATTCTTTTGGTTTAAGAAAAAATGAATCCATATCTGCTTTTCTAAAGTCAGCTGGAAAACTATATTCATTATCAGCAATAGTTAAATCTTGTGATGTTCTTGAATACAACAAAGGTATCTCACCTGTTTCATTGTATATATCATGAATACTTTTATTTACAAAATCTTTAATAGCAGTTTGTATACCCCTACTAGAGGCAAACGTGCTTGAAGTTAATTCTGTTTCGTTAAGTTCTCTAAGAACTCTGTTTGTCAGTGTTAGGTAAGTTGTTGCCATGCTGTAATAAATTTAAAATTTTGTCTAATTTTTGTTCTTGATCATTAAGTCTTTTTTCTAATT